CTTGTTGCATCCATTTAGGTAATGCTTCATAGGCGAGTTGTACTCTACCTAATACTTCTCGAGCTGCATCTCCTTTGTTAGCAAGAATTGCAACTGTTTTAAATTCGTTAAAAAGAATATAATGCAGAATAACTGCACACGCTGTAGTTGTTTTACCAGACTGTCTTGCAGTCAATACAGCAACACGTCGATTGTTTGTAATCTTCGTAGTAATATCTTTTTGATAGTCATACATTTCAAAGGGAACAAATCCCTTATCAACATGCACAATTTTAATATACTTTGAAGCAAAATATATTGGGTCTTCTGCACATTTCATGTACTCCTTGATTTGCTTAGGAGTATATTCGTGTTGTTCATTGGACCTTTTGAGGTAATTGTTACCTAAATATCCGTTACTCACTACTATCCTTTATCATTTTAAGTAAATCTGCAGTCGATACAATCAGATTATTATTAGTAACTTCGTTCTTAGCAGGATTAGCTTCTTCTTTAGCATATCGCTTCTTAGTACTCATTTCAACATAATCTTTGTTTGCATCAAGTAATGTTTTCATTAATGTAGATACAACTTCAAATGCTCGAGGTGATTCTGATTGTTTTGCAATCTCAACCATCTCTTTAACAGAGTCATCTCCTAAACTAATAATGTTTTCAATATTAGCTTTAGCTAACTCAATATCTTTTAAATTTTCTTCTGCACCAGCATCATCTATTACTACAGGATGTTGAACAGGTGCTTCTATAGGTAAATTTTCTACTTCTTCGTTTGTAGAAAAAGCGTTAACAGGTAGGTCGGGCAATTTGTCTGGATTTACTTCGTCCAACAATTCTTGTTTCTCGTCATTAATTTCTTGTAACGATCTCATGTTTAATGCCTGTGCTATCTTATCATCGCTCATATACTATTTATCCTTCTTGAGTCATTTTCCAATCACCATCTTTATTGACCCAAGCGCAAGCTTTTCGTAAACCTGATGTACTGAATCTATGGTCTCTTTTATTAAAAAAGAGTTCAATGTCTCGTTTACGGCAAATATCTTTACCTGTAAATTCTTTATCTCTATATTCATCACCTAAAATACGAACATCAATATGATACAATTCCAAAATATCCATAAGGTCTCGCTCAGAGTTATAAGGAATAATCTCGTCGACATATCCAATTGCTTTAAGCTGTGTATATCTTTCAACAATTGTTTGTATAGGTGGGTTCTTTTCTTTAGGTCTATCTAATGCAGGGTCCATTTGTAATCCTACCATTAAATAATCACATTGTGCTTTAGCATCTCTTAACATCTGTACATGACCTGCATGTAATAAATCAAATGCGCTACATGTAAAACCAATTCTCATAATATTCTCCAATCATTTTTCATTTCCAATTATATATTATAACACATTTTAAAGTGTTTGTCAACCCTAATCTGTAGGTGCTGTATTCGCAATTTTATCTGCGTAATCCCAATTATCATCAAATTCAATCAAGCTATAATCAACTGAGAGGTCTGGGTTTGTTGTAGCTGTATTAGCAGCTGTCATACCTGGTTGTAAGGTATAAAATTCTTCTGGCGTTGTATTTGTATCTGAATCTGTAGCATATCGTATATCGATAAACTTGATAATACCAGTTTCTTTTTCTGGCCCAAAGAACCATGCTTTCATAGTAAAGTTAAGTGTATAAACAATACTTCTTCGCTCTTCAAAATTACCTTCGTAAACTTCGTCCATTGATACACCGCTTAAAACAAGTGGAATATCAAGTGGTTCTAAACCATCAATTAATTTTACTGTTCTTGTATAGTCTGGGTTAAAGAATGGAACAATTTGTTCTAATAACTTTACTGCATCCTCTTGGTATTTAGTCATAATATACAAAGAGAAATCTAAATTATATGGTGTGCCACCGTATACGAAATTTCTTCCACCTGTTATATCGTCTGTAACAGTTTTTCGTATTTTACTAATTGGTGATAATTTACGGTCAGAATCATATTGCATATTCGTCATTTCAAACGACATACGAGGTAAGTTAATTGCTGACTTAGCTTTAAAATCTGGATTCTGTTCAAGTCGAGATAATATCTTTTGGAATGGTGCGTAAGATATAGGAACAATCATTGATTGTTGTGTAACACCACCATTGTCAACTCTTTTAACTTGAAGCTGATTAAAGTATGTACCAAATAAAGCTACATATTTTCGAGTAGTTCCGTTATAAAAATAATTTGCTATGGCCATTAGGAATCACTTATAGTAATGTTTTCTGTGAATGGGTCTTGGTCAGAGAAGTCAAGAATGTTATCGCCTTCTTGCTCAAACGTAAAGTTATCTGCTAACGAGTCATAACCTTGAGCATCAGTATTAGATAAACCTTGAAGTGTTGTAGTAACTGTAGTATCGATATCATCAAAGTAATCATCAATAGCTGGGAACCCAGTATTGAATCTTTGACCACTATACTCAATTAACTCACATCTCATATCTTGTACTTGTAATGCTCCACTTTGATAGAATACGCTTTCATGTTCTACGAATTTAATCTCAAACATTTTTTCGTTAAGTGGGAAGTATATTAAATCGCCTTCACGAGGTCTTATAATTTCAACAACTTCACGAGTTACATATTTTTCGAATGTTCTATTTGCTACGCAGAACGTAATACTATCACGAATTTGTAAACCGAATTTAGATAGGAAATCGCCTTCACCTTCAAAGCCATCAACATTTTTAACATAAGCTTCGAACTGAAACATTTCATCGTATATTGGCAAGTCGTCTTCGTTTAGTACTTCGTCAACAGCACCAAGAGAACGCTTGATGTACATTACATCTACGCCATAAATCTTAATGCTCTCAATAACTAAATCGTCAATTAAATTTTGCTCGTTAAAGTTATCGTAGTTTCTAAAGAATACATTTGTTGCCATAGCAGTATGTTATCCAATAAAGTTGTAGGTGAGTGGTTGGTAAGCTCTGATCGCTTCTTCTTCCATTGCTTTTCTTTCTTCTCTTGCTTCGGAAAGAATTTGTTCACCGTTAAACGAAACACCACCAACAAGCTGCATATTAGTAAATTTAGTTAAATTGAGTCCCCATTGTTCTTTAATTAAAACAGTAGCATAATTTTGTAACCAACGATCACCCCAAACGTCACCATAAGTATCACCATCAATAACATCATAAGCTTCAACAATAATAAATTGTCCAACTGTAAGAAAGTCTTTAGTAACATCGATGTGTAATTTGTTGACATGTTTGTTATAACGAATCATTGGTTTACCTACAAGAATTTCTTGTAAGAATTGAAGATGGCTCATTGCCATATAATAATTCTGAACATTATAACCAGTAATATCTTGAATGTTATTTAAAACAAATTGGTACTGAACGTTAAATATACCTGAACCAGTTGATAAGCTTGTGGTTAATGGGAATATACCTGAAATGCCTAAAAGTGTCTCTGGTAAAGAGATATAGCCATTCTCTCTATCACCTCTCGTTACAGTTGTAATAGTAGCTGTAACTCCAGAGTTTTGACCTGTTACTGTTTCGTTTGCTTGAAATTTAATTAATTCTTTGTGAGTAAGATTGTCATATCTTAATGTTGTACCAGTAGAGTCTTTAGAAACTTTAGCAGTAGCACCTGATGTTCCACCGGTTACCGTTTCACCAAATACAAAATTTCCTGCAACTGATGCATCAAGTTCTAATACACTACCAGTAATTTTATGCTTTAAATAAACTTGTTGACTTCCGTTATAGTGATAATCACGCCAAAAAGAAACAGCTTCGTCAATACGATCTTCTACTTGTTCTTCGGCAACATTAATCTCAATAACTGGAGCACCAATTTTTCTAAGAATATAATCTTTAAAAAGTTCTCTTGAGTTTGGTATTGACATTTTTTTCTCTTTTACCTATATTATATTATTTATTTTAATAAACACTGTCAGCAGTTGTTTGAGCTCTCATGCGTATTGATTTTACTAGAGTATCACCAGAAGTAGCTGTTCTTGCATAAAAATCTAATCGGCCATCTAATGTATAAATGGCTGATGAATCACTCATAGTACCAGTTGTTTGTATAAACGCAAGAGTTACACCAGTGCTCATGTCATTTGCTGTTGTTTTCCAACCAGAATCCATAGCACTTAATGTAGTATTATTAGGAACTGCAGTTCCGTCAAAAGTTTTTACAGGCTGAAGTGCACCACCGCCACCGGTTCCAGATGATGATGAAGTTGTTGGAGTAAATACTGCTCGTATTCCAGTAATAGCTGCTGTTGCATTAAATGAGTAATGTGTTTCAGAAGGTACACTACGAACTACTGCATAATAAGTATCATCATTATAAACTTCTTGATAGGCTCCTACTGTATATGTATAGTTATCACTGTCACCAGAAACGGAGTCGCCTGGAGACCAGGTTGAACTTAAAACATAACCAGCATCATATACTTTTACACTGTTGTAGTAAATATCATCTCTTACTGTATCATTATAACCTTCGCCGTCTACAACTTGCCGCTCTCTTACGCCGTAAGAATAAGTACCTAAGCTTCTGTTATATTGTGAACCATCATCTTCACCAGTAGCACCTTCGAAGCTATTTGTAGCAGGACTTCCTGATGCAGCAGGTCGGTTTGAGTATGTGGAATCAGATGTACCAGTTTCTCCAGTTGCACTACTATCATCAGTAACTGTAATTCTAAGACCATTTGTGCCGGACCTGAACCATTTTATGCTACCGTCCGCGGTCGCAGCGCAATTTCCTGGTGCATTTGCAAATCCAATTTGTAACCAACGAACACCAAGGTCGTTACTACCTGCGTCGTCTATACTTCTAATTTCTTCTGTTACAACAGTACCGGCTATGCTATTACCAGCGCTTATTCCGCCAGTTCCACCAGTTACTTTAAAACCTGAACCTTGTTGAAATGAATGTGTTGGCATAATATCTCCTTAAGCGTTACCTATGTATCTCATCTCGTAATAACCTGTATCTAATATTGTTGAACCACCTGAGTTAGATGAAATTTCAACTTTAATTACACAATTTTCATCGGCATATGTGGTTATGTCTCTAGAATCTCTTACTTGAAACTCTCTATTAGACGTTAATGCAATCCACGAATTAAGAGTATCACTATCAGAAGTACTTATGTTTTTAGTACCACCAAAATTTGTTACTCTAATATAATATGTTTGTGACGGTGTAATATTATTCCATTGAGTTGATGAATGTAGATATCTACCTTGACCACCAATATTGTATACAGATTCATATTTGTAAATATTTCCGTCTGCAGCAAATTCCCAGCCCATAACTAAATCATTATTATTACTACCAGGAAAGTCGGTGAAAGTAATTGGAGTACCAGTTGTTCCAGATAGTGCTACAGCTTCTGTAGGTTGAGATGACTGAGCATCAAATCCAATTGCTGTTGCATCAATTCTACCAACACTGTGGTGTATCATATGAATTTGCCATTTTCTATAAGAAGACCAAGTTGGTTCTGTATCATCTTCCCAATTAAATGAGGATGGAAATGTTGGTGTGTGGCCAGTAGAACTTGTATCTAAACATAAAATAGCAGACTTGCCGCCACTAGCTGTGGTGCCTGAACTGGTGAATGTTGTTGCACCAGATAAAGTTACAGTCATAAATGGAGTAGTAAAGTTAATATTAGTTGTAATAGTAGCTGGTGATGGATAAAACTCACCGAACTTACCTGTTGCATCTGTAACGTTTAATAAACCTCTTGAGTCGTCTATTACTTCTGTTCCGTTTACTTTAATTGCCATTATTCTTCTGAGCCTCTTTTAGCATCAACAAGTTGATACATTTTTTTCATTAACTGTTGTTCATTTTCTATCTCATCATCATGCTCTGGAATCATGTGATAGGTGTCAACAATTTCATTATTAGCATTTGTTGATGAAATTTTAACTTGTCTGAGTTGTCCTGTTTTCATATTTAATTCCTACGGTGTATGGTGAGCTGTTAGCTCGCAGGGTATAGATACTAATTCTGTTTGGTCTGAAGCTCTTCTAATTTTTAATGTTCCATCAAGTACATTATTAGACGCATTTGTTGATGCATCATAAATTTTCCACTCGCGACTTGTACCTAATCCTTCCCACGTATTATTACCTGCTGTAGATTGGTCTGCTCCACCGTTATTAGTAAATGTATAATTAAAGTTACATTCGTAGTCGCTTGCGCTTCCTGAAAGCAACCATGTGTATCCGTTATTTTGTGCTCCATTTACACTACCTTGTGTTCCGGAACCTGTTAAACTCAAGGTGCCTGTAGAATTTAATCTAACAACACAATTACAGTTTCCGCTTTGTGTTCCCGAGTTTGCACTTATATCAATTGCACTTGGTAAGGAAACAGTAGGGCCGTCTCCCCAACTTGTAGATATTACACTTACTGTATCAGCTGACCAACATGTTAGTCTGTGTAACCAATATCTTGCACCAGTCCAAGTTGGTTCTGTATCATTTGGATATAATATTGTTCCACCGCCACTTACACTAAAACTTTGGTCGTGGCCAGAATCAGATGCGTCTACAAACATCGTCATTTGTTTACCTGTTCCTAGGCCAGTTA